ACCGCAATTAATCAAATAGTGGATGACGCCTTCAGAAATGACGGGCTTATAATCGATTCTAAAACTTTATCAACAAATGAGCTTGAAGAACTAAAACAAGCATTAATTGATAACGGCGATATAGACGCTATTATGGATTGCTTACGTTGGGGGCAGTTATACGGGGGCGGTGTGTTAATCGCTAATACAGAACAAAACTTTAGCTTGCCCTTAAATAGAAACAATTTAAAAGGTAAAAAATTAACTTTTCTTGCTTCCGACCGTTGGCAATGCCAAAGCAACGGAATAAGCCCCGAATTAGCCAAAAACTTCACTTTTTGCGATACGCTCGAAAGCAACACAACATCGGGCGTATTAATCGATTCAAGCCGTGTTGCAACATTCAGCGGTGTCAAAGCTCCGTATCAGCTAAGAGCAATGTTGCAGGGTTGGGGTTTATCTATTTTTGAATCAATAATCCCGCCATTAAATCAATACTTAAAAGCGATGAACGTAACGCTTGAATTGTTAGATGAAGCAAAAATTGATGTTGTTAAAATTGCAAAACTGGCACAAACTCTTTTATCCCCGAACGGTGAAAGAATTGTTAGAAAACGTCTTGCACTTGTAAGCGAAAATAAAAACTATAAATCGTCAATCGCTATGGATAAAGACGACGATTACGACCAAAAGCAAATATCTTTTAGCGGTTTACCCGATATGATAGTTCAAATTCAATATTTGGTTTGTGCTGCTCTTAAAAGACCGTATTCAAAGATATTCGGCAAAGGATCAAGCGGATTTTCAAGCGGTGAAGACGACCTCGAAAACTATAATACAATAGTTGATAGCGAAATAAGACGGCCTGCGACAAACCTTATAAAATGGGTTGTAAATTTAAGATGTCTGCAATTATTCGGCAGAGAATTAACCGATTTTCGCCCGAAATGGCGACCGCTTAGGGTAATGACCGAAAAAGAACAAGCGGAAGTTAATTCAAAAAAATTAGCCGATTATATAGCACTTTTAGAGCATCAGGTCATGACACCAAAACAGGTAGCTCAAAAACTAACCGAAGACGGATATATTTTATTTTCGGATGATGAAATTGATAATATTTCGGATGATTTTGCTCCCGATATGGAAGAACAATTAAAAGACGAACTTTATGCGTGAGAATACTTTTGATAAGGTTGAAATTAAAGAATATTATATAAAACATGTTGCTTCGGGTATGCGCAAATATTTCTTTGATAACATCTTTAAAGCGATATTTGAAGTTATTAAAAGCAATTCCGTTGTTAATTCAAAATCCGCTTTAATTAACGCTATAAGAAATCATAGAATATATTATAAAGACGGTGCATTTAGAACCGATACAAGATTTTCAAACGATATAGCAAAAACGCTTGAAAATATGGGAGCAGTATATAAATCAGGAAGTTATTTTATTGAAAAAAGCAAAATTCCTCTTGAAATAACACAAGCGCTCTCTATTGCAGCTAATCAGGCAATTTTTAAACTGTCCGCCATAAAAACAATATTATCAACGCTTGATACATCTAAAATTGACCTTGAACCGTATATCACGGTTGCAGTTCAGGAAATGTATAAAACACTTGAAAAAGATATTGTTAAATCTGCTCTTAAAAAACAAGTTCCCGTTATTGAATTAGGGCTTGTAAAACCTAAAATTGATATTCCAAAAGCCGAATATAAAAATGTTGAAAGCTACTGGAAAGTGCAGGATAAAAAAGCGGATGAGCTTAAAAAAGAAATCAAAAAAGCCGATAAAAAAGGACTTGATACGGCAGAACTAAAAGAGAAACTTGCAGAACTAAACGCTGAAACCTATCAAAACGCTCCTGATATTAAACTTGAAATTGATAATATTGAGCTTGATGAGCAAAGCAAAAAAATTGCTTCTGATTATACCTACAATATGAAATACTGGGTTAAAAATTGGGAAGCAAAGAATATTATTAAAATGCGTGAAGACGTATTGAATATGGTTCAAAAGGGCGCAAGAGTTCCAGAAATTGAAAAATACTTTTTGAAGCGCTGGAAAATTGCAGGCGATAAGGCATATTTTTTAGCAAAAAATGAAAGCCATTTAGCAGGTTCGGTTATTCAAAAAACGCAATACGAAAAATTAGGCTCAAACCGTTTTAAATGGGGAGGAAGCTCCGCAAAAGAAAAAAGAGAACTCCATAAAGAATACTACGGTAAAATCTTTTATTTTGATGACCCCCCGATTATTGATGAAAAGCTGGGTATTAAAGGGCTACCAAGGCAAATTTGGAATTGTTTACCTGCCAAAGAGCCAATCGTTAGTCCTTTCTTCTATAAAAGGATTTATCGGAGATGGTACACAGGCGAATTGACCACGCTTGTTACGAGTTCGGGTTATTCTTTGAACACCACACCTAATCACCCTATATTGACCAATAAAGGATGGGTTGGTGCAGGTTCTATTAAAGTAGGCGACAAAATTGCTAAGGTTAAGGATGATTTCATCTTTAGCACCTGCAAAAACCCACAAAACACCATAACCACTATTGACCAACTTTTTGATTTTTTCAGCGTGTTTCTTAATCCTGAAAGGGTTACGACAACTGCTGGAGATTTCCACGGCGATGGAATGGTTGACAAGCAAGTCGAGATTATAAATATCGAAAGCAACCTGTTTTTCGACAGTAAAACCGTGTTGGATAAGGATATTGTAAATTTCTTCTTCGCCAAAGCCGAAGATACGCTTATAAGGGTTGACTTCTCTAAATGTAGCAGCTTTTTTAAGTCTCTCAACATTGGCGGGTTTATTCCTCAGAGTATTATTAGCATTTTTGACAAGATGCTTACGCTCGTCAATAGAGAGTTTGCTCATTCTGACTGTTTGAGCATCGGACATATTGCGATGCTTAATACCCTGTTCATTCAAATGGTGAACAATAGTACCTCTTGCGACTTTGAAATGCTTTGCAATAGCTTGAACACTCCACCCTTCAAGAAACATACTTTTTATCGTTTTATTTGGGAGTTGTTTATACTTATTGCCAATACGTTTATGACGGATGACGTTATGCCCGTATTTACGCATGCAGGCACCAAGATAACTTCCGTTGATGCCGAATTGCTCGGCGATTTCAAACAAATTCAATCCTTTAATATTGAGTTTGATACAGTGGTCGATAAAACTAGCCGTGAATTTAATAATCATATTTTTAACCTCGAAAATGTGAATAATTGGTATTTATACCACAATTATATCATAAAAAATTGTTTATGTCATATGGAAATAGTTGTCCCGACACTAGCAGAACTTCAAAACAGACGAAATAAAATCAAAAACGAAAAAACATTAACAGGAAAATTAATCAATGCCACAACTTCAATATTCAAAAGTAAACAATGCGATAATTACCTTAACCGATACAGACGATTTGACCAAAGGGAGACACTTTAAAAGCCGTTTTATTCAACCCGGTTTAGCAGGTTACCCCGGGCAATTCGGCAACGCATTAATTAAAAAAGAAAACCTTGATAAATTTGTATGGACACTAAGAAGCAAACCCGTAACCATAAACCATAAAGATAAAATAGAAGATAAAGACAAAGTCGGTATTGTTAATAATGTTTGGTTTAATCCCGAAGACGGTTGGTATTGGTGCGACGGCATAATTTTTGATAATGAAGCAATTAATTTAATTAATAACGGTTGGTCTGTTTCCTGCGCTTATGACTTTACAAAAGCGGATAATTCAGGCGGTAAGGAAAACAACATACCTTATGATATTGAGTTCTTAGACGGTGAATTTAATCACTTAGCACTTGTTGATAATCCACGCTATGAAGGTGCTAATATTGTGTTTAATTCAAAAAACAAAGTAACAAACTGGCTTAATAATGATGAAATAGGCAGTTGGATAACAACAAAAGACGGTGCTAAAATACCTATTCGTAAAGGTTTATCTAAAAAAGACGGTATAAAAGAATTTGCAAACAAACACGTTGAAGACCAAAAAAGGAAAAACCAAAAGAGAGAAGAAGCATATACAATTCTGGCTGGAGCGTTGGGAGAAACAAAAGATTACGTCAAAAAACATCTAAAAAAAAGTAAAAAATTACAAGACAAGCTTGAACAATTAAAAACAGATGATAATTTAAAAACAGATGTTTCTTTTGATGCTATGGAATATTACAATTTACAGGGAATTAATGAAGATGACTTAAAAGCACAGGAAGAATTGATTGACAGAGCCTTAACCGATGTTCTGACCGATAATTTCAGCATCCCCCAAGATGAAGAAGCGGAATATTATAGAGAACTTGAAAAAAAATTGAACAAAGGTTACTCAACAATATTAAAAGGTTTTAAAAAGGATAATGACTGGGAAAAAGCAGAGCAAAAACTAGCAGACCTTTACGGATTTGATAATATCGAAGATTTCAGAAATGAAGAAAAGTTAACAAAATTTTATCAGGATTTAAGCAAAAATTTAGAAGACGACACCAAAGCCCAAAACTCCCTAACCGATACAATTTTAAACGCTATTGCTGAGTTAATCATAGGCGAATAAACAAAAATAAATACCCTTTAACCGCTCTTATTTTAGGGCGGTTATTTGCATACAAAATTACACAAAACGAAAGGAAAATAATCCAATGGAAGAAAACATTAAAACAAAAGACTTAGTAAAGGCTTTTTTTGAACCTTTGCTACAAATGGCATTTGTTAAAAACAGCAAAGATGAAGAAAAAAAAGACGAAGTTAAAAACGAAGATGTCGATAAAAGAAAACTTATCGACGAAGTTGCAGGGATTATGAAATCCGCAGGTTGTGATGATGAAGTAATCAGAACCGCAATAGGAAAAATGGAGCGTATCGGCTATGACAAATCAGAAGCAGGCACAGCCGATAACAAAAAAGTCAAAAATGAAGACAAAAAAGAAGATGAAGACGTTAAAAACAAAAAGGTAAAAAACGAAGACGAAAAAGATAAAGAAAAAGTTGAAGACCTTAAAGAAGACGTTAAAGAAGACATCAAAAACAAATGTAAAAATTCGGTAGAAAACGCAAAAACCGATTACTACGCAAAACTAAACGAAATATATAATTCAACGACTGCTTAAAAAGGTCAAAAACAACTTTTGACAAGAGAAGAAAGACTTGAAGACGGCAATAGATTTTAATTTTGAAAGGAAATACTAATATGACAGCTTTACAACTTAATGATTTAAAAATCACACCGAGAGACGGCGCTTATGTATATATGCCAAACGTTCCTCAACCGCATAATGTAATTGTATCACCTAATCAGGCAACCGCACTTAAAGCAGGCGACATTGTAACGCTTGACACGACAGTAGCTAACGCTCATTGTCCCGTTGTTAAAAAAGCGGCAGTTAATGACCCGATTTTCGGTGTTATTCCTTATGACGTAAGAAAAAATGCTTATGTTGCAAACGAAAAAACACAAGTGGCTATTGAAGGAAGCTATATTTACAAAACCGCAGCCGCTTCGATTACGCAGGGTGCTAAATTATACTTTGACGTTAACGGACAAGTAACATCATCAGCAACCGCAGGGAACTCTATTTTAGGCGTTGCAAACACTTCCGCTGCCGCAAAAGATGATTTTGTTCAGGTAAAACTACATTTTGAAACTACTTCAGCTTAATTATAGGAGACAAAATAATGACTAAAGAAAATATGATTGGCGCTTTTACTCTCGACCAATTCAAACAAAAAATGAGAGTTAATAATGCTAATGAAGCATTAACAAACCCGGGTTTTGAAACTCAAATCACTTCAACAACTCAGGTAATTACTAAGGTTCTTGAAACAAACTATTACGAATTAAACGGTCAAAAATTATCTGATTTTACCCCGATTGAAACAGGTATGGGAGCATTTAAAACCGACCTTACTCAATACGCTACAAAAGCACAGGGAATAGATTTTAAGGCTTGCTTAATTAATCCTACATCAGGAGCGTTTAACCTGGATGGACAAACCGATATTGAAATCGGCGAAGAAACTTATCCTAATAACTTCTTTAGAGATACTTATACCGTAACTAAAGAAGGCGCTGAAATCGCAGCAAGAAATATTATCCCTCTTGACCTTGTCGGCGCAAAAGAAAGAGCAAGAAAGAAAAAATTTGATTTAGGCTTACAAGAAGCTTGGTTTTTAGGACTTGATGACGGGCGTTCTTACGGTCTTTTGAATCAACCCTCTGCCGTTGTTGATACATCGACTTTAAACGGTAAAAACTTATCAGCTATGACAGATGATGAATTTGCTACATTTATTGCAACAATCAGAGCATATTATGATAACATAACAAATTCAACGGCTATGTTTGACCGCTTAATGCTTCCTCAACAGGAATATTTCAAACTTGATAAAGTATTTGGACAATTCGGCTTATCAAGAAGAAGTATTTTAGACGACGTATTAAAAGAAGCAGGCGGTAAAATCGTTTATACCCGTTATAACACAACAGCAGGTACAGGCGGAGGTGCTAGATACGCACTTTATAAATATGACCCTGATTATATTGAAGGTTATTTACCTCTTGAATATACTCCATATCCTTTATTCCCGATTAACGATTTAGATATGGTTTCTCAATGTATGGCTCAATTTGTAACACCGCAGGTCAAACGCAAAAATATTCTTGTTTATCTTGACGTTGTTGCTCCTTCAACATAGTTTATTCTCCTCTGAAAGTAAACTGCATCAAGTCGGAAGCGGATTAAACCGCTTCCGTACTTTTAAAATTATAGAAAGGAAACGAAAAAATGATTACTCTTAAAAATAATTCAAAAGCAACTTATATTCACGGCGATTTTAAACTTTTACCCGATGAAGTTATTTCAGTTCCCGATGAAGTCGGAAAAATTTGGCTTTTAGCTGAAAATGTTGTTGAATATAAAGACCCTGCGGAAGCAAAAAAAGAACAGGCAGAGCTTAAAAAAGAAAACGAAGCTCTTAAAAAAGA